TATAATGGTGAGGCCTGACGCTATTGTAATAATTCAGAATATAACTGCTGATTTGCTGCCGGGCCACGTCTTTGCCTGTGTAGCCATCGGTTGGCACCCATTCTGTTTTCAGACTGCGGAAGAAGCGTTCCATTGGACTGTTATCCCAGCAGTTTCCCCGTCGGCTGACACTTTGCTTTATCCTGTAACGCCAGAGAAGTTGTTGATATTTCAGTCCTGTATATTGACTTCCCTGGTCGCTATGGAACATGACGTCCCGCGGCTGACCACGCACCTCATACGCCATCCGCAGGGCACTGCTTATCAGGGCAGTATCGGCATTCGCTGACAGGCTCCAGCCGATAACCCTGCGGGCAAAAAGATCCATGACGACCGCCAGATAGCACCAGCGATTTCCTGCCCAGATATACGTAATATCTCCGCACCATACCCTATCTGGCTCGGGCACAGCGAACTGGCGCTCAAGCAGATTCGGCAGACAGGTATGTTCCTGACGAGCATTTTTGTACTGATGTTTTCCGGGCTGACAACTGCTCAGGTTCAGATATTTCATCAGACGCCCGGCACGGTAACGGCTCATCGGGACGCCGTTTTGGGTCAGCATTTCAGCCAGCGTGCGCGCCCCCGCAGAGCCCCTACTTTGGTTCCACGCCCGGCGTATTTCGCTGCACAACCTGACTCGCGCCGGATTAACCGTATCGCGTCGTTTTCGCCAGTACCGGTAACTGCTACGGTGTATTCCCAGTGCGGAACAGAGGCTGACAACTGAGTGGCTGTCACTCAGTCTGGAAACTATCGTAAACCGTTCAGTGAGTCGGACATCAAGAGCGCGGTAGCCTTTTTTAATATCGTATTTTGTTCCTCCAGTCGGCGAACCTGCTTTTCCAGCTCGCGAATACGTTGCTGTTCAGGGGTAATGGGTGTGGCAGAGGGCGCAATCCCCTGACGCTCTCGCCTGAGCTGGCGCACCCAACTCTCAAGCGTGGTAGAACCGACATTCATCGCTTCACTGGCTTGTCGATATGAGTAGCCCTTATCAACAATTAGCTGTGCACATTCCAGCCTGAATTCAGGGGTGAAAGTACGTTTGGTTTTCTTGTTCATTAAGTCACCTGTTTTGTGTTGTGGTGAGGATATCACCTTTAATCAGGTGGCCAAATTTACTGTGCCACTACACGATCACGTAATCTTCCTGCCTGCATGAATCCTCCTATGTTCCGGGATGAAACCGATACATCCGCAGTCCGGTATAGAAAAAATCAGGCACTGCATCCTGCATTTCCCTGTTCTCGTACCAGTAGCCAACCAGTTGCATAAGACGCAGTTTTATCAGAGGTGTTATTACAAGCCCGGTCGTATCCTGCTCAGAAACAGTTTCATCGTAAAGCGTCCGGTTTAAAAACTTTTCAGCCTCTTCCCTGGCAGCAGCCAGATACATCATAAGAAGAGAATTCTCCTGTTCATTGTCATCATCAATCCGGCACTGAACACGAAGCTCTTCCAGAGTGGGCATCATTTGGGCAACCTCTATGAATGCTGTTTTTTAGACTTATCAGCCCCCCGCGCAACAGGTGTTCTCTTATCAGAGACAATCCCAGCTGCAGTGGCAATTTCGCGTACCCGTTCGGGTAATTCTTTATCTTCATACTCACCGGCCCGAATAATCTCAACACGCATACCGTCCGGTGACCATTTCAGATCTTGTTTCAGGATCATGATTCTTCACCCGTCAGAACAGGGGGTGCGGTTCCGCGCCCCTGAGTGATTACGCCGCTGCAATCTTCAGCAGTTTGATGGCCTGCGAATCGACCAGCATCCCGCCGGTGCGCTTGGTGGTATAAAAACCGACAAACGGTTTATTGGTGTACGGGTCACGCAGAATGCGGGTGCCGATACGGTCAACGATGGTGTAACCCCGTTTGAAGTTACCAAATGCAATGGCTTTCGCATCAGCGGCGATATCCGGCATCTGTTCGTTTTCAGCGATACCGTAACCCGCCAGAGAGGACGGCTGCCCCAGTTCCAGCCCCGGACGCCACAGATAGTTACCCTCGCTGTCTTTAAGCAGACGGATGGCAAACAGGCTGTTGTTGTTCATCATGAACTTCGCGCCAGTGCGGTGTGCCTTACGCAGCGTGTAAATCAGTTTGATAATGGCGTCTGCGGTCACCGCCGTCGCTTCGCCGGATACAATATGCTGAAGTTTGCCGAACGCCCGGACCTTATCGGTTTCATCAGTGGATTCATACGCTAGGAACCCTTTCGGCTTCTTGGTACCATCGCCGGTGGTAAAGGCAATTTCTTCCTGTTCGGCAAATTCGGTTGCCAGCTCGCTGTTGATCCATGCTTCCACGTTGAAAAAGGCATCATCCAGCATTTTCTGGGTGGCCTGCGGGTTACCGTAGATTTCCCCCATGAAAGGTTCAATCAGTCCCAGTTTTGAGGTGGCGGTCTGGGAGCGCGCGTCAGTCTCGCCAACCCATCCGGAAGCCGTGCCGCCCAGATTCACCAGTTTTTTGTAGTCGGAACCACCAACGGTGATCACCGTGGCTTCCTGGCGCATCACCACTTCATCTTTCAGCAGGGTGAGAATGTTGCGATCCAGTGCTTCCGGCACGGCATAGCCACCGTCTTCATCGGTGCCCACCTGCAATGCCTTGCGCTCCAGATCGCGCAGACCGTCTTCACGGCCTTTACGCAGGAAGCCCACAAACGCTTCTTTATGCTCGGTGGCCAGTTTATTTTGCGCACCACCTGCCGGACGTTTCAGCTCAAGCAGCTCTTTTTCAAGATCGCTTTTGAGGTTTTCCAGCTCGCTGAGTTTCCCGTTCAGGGTTTCCACCTGCCCGGCAAGTTTGCCTTTTTCCTGCTCAATCGCATCCACGCGCTTGTCGTTCTTTGCTTTGAAGTCGTCAAACTTCTGCTGCAGCTCCTGCGCGACCTGTTCGACATCTTTAATATCAACCGCCATCGTATTTCTCCTGATTAGAAGTTTAGATTTTTCAGTGCATTCAGTGCAGAGCCCACATCCTCAGCGTCGCGCAGGGACAGTGCGCCATAGCCCCCGGCCATGAATGCTTTGGCCTGGGTACGGGAGAGTCCGACATCACGCAGGACTCTTTCGATTTTTTTCTGTTCGGGGATTTCCCCGCGGGCCAGTGCGTTCTTGACGTCGCTGATCCGCGCCTCGTCGTTAGACGGGAACGTCACCAGGCTGACTTCCCAGAGGTCGATTTCTTTCAGCAGAAAGGCTTCTTTGCTCCGGTCGTATTCCCAGTCTTTCAGGACGTACCCAATAGAAAGGCCGGTTAACGAACCGGCCTTCATGTGTGCATGTGCGCGTTTTGCGAGGGGATCATCATCAATAAGCAACCGTCCCCTGACGTAAAGCCCGACATCGTCTTCCTTCATTTCGGTGTAAACACCGATGGGTTCATCCATGCGGTGCTGCCAGAGCAGCGCAGGTAACGCTTTTCTGTCACTCCACGCCCGCAGTGAAGCAGCAAATGCCCCGGACATCACCACATCATCGTGGCTGTCCTTTACACCAAAGACGGAGCCATACCCTTCAAACTCACCGGAGTCACTGACAGATTTCAGACTCAGCGGTACATCAAGACGTTGTTTCGTCTGCATTGGCGTTATCCTTCTGCTTACCGGCTTTACTGCCATCGCATGGTTTCGTGGTCATGTTCATCGGTGTGAGATAGACATCCCCACCGGGACGCGGATTCATATCTTCCAGGTCGCGGCAGTCATTGGGAGAGTAAATTCCCCAGTTGATCCCGGTGGCGTAGGCTTCAAAACGGGACTTCATATCCCCGCGCAGTAACGCCCCGGCGTTAAATTTGGCGTAATAAACGCCCTGCTTACTTTTTCGTACCAGTCCGGTGTTGATCCGCTGTTCGATGCGGGTCAGATACGGCACCAGTGAATAGTTGATAAATCCCAGCCCCAGCTCTTCGATATTGTTGAAGGTGGCGCGATCGGTGTTCTGCACCATGTGCAACGGCACCCGGAACAGACGACAGATTTCTTCAAGCTGAAACTTGCGGGTTTCCAGGAACTGGCTGTCCTCGGCGTTCAGCGCCATCGACTTCCAGTCCAGCCCCATCTCAAGGATCATCGGGCGGTGAGCATTGCCAAGCCCGGTGTGACGCTCCTCAAAATCTTTCTTCAGGCGCTCATAAGCCTGATCCGACAGCGTCTGTTCTGTACGCAACACACCGGACGTCACCGCACCATTGCTGAACAGTCTGGCCCCGTGCTCTTCGGTCGCTGCTGCCAGCGATATTGCCTCGCGGGCATAGGCGATGGGATTCAGTCCCACCAGACCGTCCAGCGTCAGCGTGCGCACATGCCAGATATCTTCCTGGCTCAGTACATCCGTGGAACCGTCCGGGAATGTGACCTGATAGACCGGCTCCCAGCGACTGTTAAGCTTCGGTACCACACAACCGGGATCGACGGGCAGCAGTTCAGCCACTTCGCCAAATGCTTTCACTTTGTAGGCGTAAAAGTTTCCCCTCAGGCACAGACAGGTGACCACCAGCTCCCAGAACTCCTGCGGCGTCATATAGCCATTGGGATGCGTGGAGATCAGCTTATGCAGACGTTCGCCGGTGGCTCTCTGTTTCAGGCTGCCGTTCAGGTGATACAGATTGCAGGGCAACATCCCGACCGACTCTGCCAGCACTCTGACGCAGGAAAAAACCGCCGTCAGTCGCATGGCCCGCTGACTGCTGATCTGCTTTCCGGTATAGGTGTCGTAAGACAACCCGATGGCATCCGCCAGCTCTGCTGGCGTGGTCACCGGCGCGTCACTTTTTCGTTGAAATAATCCCGAAAAGAACACTATTTACCTCCGCCGACAGACGGCTGTGTACGGTCGAGATATCGCGCCACCAGCCACGACCAGAACAGGCACAGCACCCCGGCAACAACAAACCCCGCCGGGGGATAAATCAGCCAGGCACCATACGCCAGCAAAAGCGCACCCAGCACGCCCACCAGTGGCGCGAGAATTATCAGAAACATAATGACCTCGGTTAAAGCGAACGGATGCCCACGCTGACCAGATGTTCAGACAGATCCAGCTCCGGTTCACCACCATTGACCAGCATCCGGCTCATTGCTGTAAACATCGCAACAGGGCCGTCGATTTTGGCTTCCAGCGTGGATTTATTCGGGAAGATATTGTCGTTTTTGTCCGGTTTTACCGTAACGTTAGACATCATCCAGTTCATGACCGGATGATTGCTGTGATGGAAACGCCCGGCATAGACCAGTGATTCCGTTTCCTTCATGGCCTCTGACAGATTGCGAACCGTCTGCGGAACCTCCACCAGCGGTATCCCTTCTTCAGCCAGTGCCAGGCTGAACTGCATCGCGCTCCACGGGTCAAATCCCAGTTCCCTGAGGTTTTCACCACCAATCCATTCCAGTAAGTCACTTTTTATCTGAGCATGATCGATAACATCACCATCCGTCAGAATCAGCTTATCCATCTCCGCCCACTTCCGGTAAAGTTCTGCCTGCTGCCGCGAGCATCGTTCCAGCCGTCCTTCCGGAAGCCAGAATTTAAAATCGGCATGAACATGCCCGTTATCCGTTCGCCAGAGTTTTGCCGCCGCACAGATATCAATCTTATGAGCAAGGTCAACGCCGACCCACATGGGATACGTTTTCAGCTCATGTCGTGGGGCAATGTATTCGCACTTCTCCCACTTAATCATGTCCATCCAGGCAGACTCTGCTGTTACCCACACATTCATGTGTTTGGTAAAAAAATTCACCCGCGCAGAGACCTGTTCTTTCGCTTTTTTCGCCAGGCGACGCAGATCATCCCAGCGTTTACAGATGCCCAGGCCGGGATTCGCTTTCTGCCAGACCGTTTCATCAAACGGATCATCTCCCTCATCGAGGGTGTAAATAATCGCAAAGTAGGAGTCGTCTTTTACAGCGCCCTCCACATCGCTGTTATAGCCACGCAATACCTTGATGGCGTAATCACGCTGCTCGTAACAAATCCCTTCCTTGTTAAACCCTGCCGTGGTGATACCAAATAACAGGGACTGCAGGCGGGCACCGGTTGCCGTTTCCAGAACGTCCCACACGTCGCGGGTTTTATGTGCATGCAGCTCATCAATAATGGCGCAGTGGATGTTCAGACCATCCAGGTTGTTTGCATCCGAGGAAAGCGGTTCAAATTTTGATGCGCTCTGCTCCTGGTAAATCGCCAGCTTGTTGAAATCAAACAACCGCCCGAGTGTCGACCGGGCTTTTCTGACCATATTTTTGGCGTCTTCAAACACAATTCTGGCCTGGTCACGCGTGGTGGCGGCTGAATACACCTCAGCACCGCCTTCACCATCTGCCCCCGTCATATACAGGCCGATACCCGATGACAGAGTTGATTTTGCGTTTTTACGGGCGACTTCGTTGTACGCCGTCCGGAACCGGCGCACCATCACCGGACGTCCGCTGCCATCGCTGCGCATGACAACTTCCCCGGTCTCTTCATTCACCAGCGGAATGACAAAACCAAAAATATTAATGAGGATAAATACATGCCAGTCCATCAGTTCAATGGGCTGGCCTGCCAGCGCCCCTTTTACATGAGGCACAAATTTGTAGAAATTCAGGATGTGCTGCGCACGGGGTTCACTGAAATAAATCCCCCGCTCTTCGCCGTACTTCAGATCATCAAGAAAACGCTGGCAGGCCAAGCGGACAAATTCGCCAGCAACAATTTCTCCTGCGACAACACGTTCGGCGTAGCGGATCCCGTCAGCCACTTTTGCCATCAGTCTCTCGCTTTTAAAAGCTCCGCCAGCGGATCAACATCATCCGGTCCGGCGATATTTACTTTAGCCCGGCTTGCCGGTGACATACCAAACTCTGCAAGCATTGCCCGGATCCGCTTCCAGGCATCCGCTTTCATTGCCGCCGCGGGGTGCGCCTTAATCAGTACATCACCGCTCTGCGTTTCCGTGCGGTAGGTATACCCCTCAACATCGAGTGTTTCGCAGTGATGCCGATATTCGGTGTAGGCTTCCACCAGCAACTCGAGCGCACGCGCATCAAGCTGAGAAATGATCCCTTCCGCATTCAGCTCTTCCGCCATTCGCCTGAACCAGTACTTCCCCTGTGCCCCTAAATGCTGCGGAATTTTAGGAAGACCTTTTTCATCCTTTTTAGCGGTTTTTTTGGGGTCTTTAACGGGGCGCTTTGAGGGATTGCCTCGTATCAAATGCAGGCGTGGCGGGGGTTTCGAAGGTCCTGACATAATCGGTCTTACCTATCAATCGTTTGTTCACATTTCCAAAAAAAGTTTTCGAACCTGCGGCGATGTGAGGAAGGGTCAGGCGGCGGTACTGAGCAGCCAGGGTTGCAGAGATTTGACCCGCCCCTCCCCTACAGATGGGAACTGTTATCAATTGATGCGTTCGCGCGCTGTTTTTGCTTTATGACAGGGCCAGCACAGACTCTGCAGGTTACTGTCTGCATCCGTGCCACCATGAGCTTTCGGAATGATGTGGTCCACAGTTCTGGCTTCAACGGCTCTCCCATTGCGCAGGCAGTTCTGACACAGATGATTATCACGCTTCAGTATGCGCGCACGTATGGCATCCCATTTCGAGCCATAGCCACGCTGGTGGCGGCTCAGTCCGCGTTGATGCTGTACCCATCCTTCGCCACGATGTTTATCGCAGTAACCAGAACTGTCTGTGGTTGTACCTGCACATCCACGCTTACGGCAGGCGCGTGGGATTAGTGCTGGCATGTTTCGCCCTTATATAAATCAAAGGTGACCTGCATTGAGTATCTCCATGGAATAGATTTGCTGCTGATATGAGACAGATCAATAGACTTCATGAGCCAACGGGTGTAGATATTACTTTTTACTTCAGAGGGTTAACTCATGGATATTAAAGATAAAATCAATACCATTTTGTTATGTGACATTGCCATCCACCTAGGTATCGAAACTGATATTGATCCACAGCTTGTTAAATATGCTGTGTCATCTGGTAATGATTGGGTTATCAAGGCCGAATATTCACATTTGGATGTTGACGAACCAAGTAAAGAAGATCGTGATTTTGTTACTGCTGTCTTGAATATGTATCGCGGACTTTCCAATGCTTTCAGGAAACTTAGTGATGACGAGCAAAAAGAATTAGTCCGTGACCATCATCTAAAAATACATGATGGGGCAATTCAGCTCCCAGGTTTCGACGGTAATAATGAATGCGATTACTTCAGTATCATTGAGGCGTATCAGAAATTTGATCGCTTCCCCGAACAGAAACAGCCCATTGCCAATACTCATTCACTTACAGAACATCTCTATAACGCAATGCTTGATGAGTGTAAGAAAATTGACGCTGTAAATCGAAGCTGGGATTTATCGAAGGAAGAACTGGCATCCATTCTTTCCACAGCTCCACGCAGTTTCTAAGTGCTTTAGGCGGGTTTCCAACCCGCCTTATTATGCTCGTATATAGAGAAGGAAGCACCCAAATTAACCAGCGCGGATTTCTTTTCCTCAATACGGCTGTTAAGTTCAGCAACTGCATGCGGGCGTATGGCCTCAAGAAAAGCACTATATTGATAGGCAGACTGGATTGTCACACCAAGCCCTGCACCACTTTCCAGTATACCTTTCTGTCGCTGTAGCTCTTTCATCTCGTTATAGATGTAATGTGCGTTACTTAGGTTTTCTACGTTCACGCCCTAAGTTCTTCCTGCAGTTAGCCTGCACTGATTTGTTATGCGCCAATATGTCCCGCTTCGTCTGTTGCATTATCATAAGTAATAGCGTAGGTTGACACCTTGGCTCTCTTTCGCCACCGGCGAATCTTTAGCGGATTATCCTTGGCCGGTTTTTATCTGAGACATTGCTCACGAATGTATAGCTGTGCCCCTTCCAGTTGCTTCTGCATCGTCATCAACCGTTCTCTGAGGGTGAAATAATCCCGTTCAGCGGTGTCTGCCAGTCTGGGGCTGGTTGCATTATCCACGCTGGTGGGTCCGGTGGCTTCACGCACGGCTGCGGAGCAACTGGCATTGACCCGCAGGCGCTTACGACCAGCGGCAACATCAGCGCGCAGAGTTTCATTTTCAGCTTTCGCATTGGCTAATTCTCTCGAGTACTTTGCATCGAGCGCAGCAACATCACGCTGACGCTGCTGCATGTCAGCGATGGTGGCGGTCACCTGCTTCAGCTCACTGACTTTTTTATCACGCTGTTCTTTGTAGGTGATGGCGTTATCACGGTAATGATTGACCGCCCACGACAGGCAGACGATGATGCAGATAACCAGAGCATAAATAATCGCGGCGACTCTGCTCACTGATCTATTCCCCAACAGGCTAATGCGCTTTCCTGGTCACGACGAATAACCTGTCCATAGCAGTTATTTGAACGTATGCGGCAATCGCGCCCACCATCTTTTATCCACCAGCGAATCGCCTCGCATGCGCCCTTACGATCACCAGCATTCAGCCGCTTATAAAACGTCGATGGAAAACACTTACCGGGGCCAATGTTATAGGGACAAAATGACGCGATACCCGCTTTTTGTGGTTCGGTCAGTGGTACTTTAATATTGCGCTCCACCCATGCCAGCGCCTTATCACGCTCAATGGCGTTGACCTGGTCGCATTTTTCCTTCGACAGTTTCATACCGGGAAAAACGGGTTTTCCATCCACCATCGTGGCACCCCGACAGATGGTCCAGATGCCGGACCCATCGCGGTATGCCGTTGTGTGGTTACCTTCTTTTTCATCCAGAAACTGGTCGAGAATATCAGGCGCGGGCGCACCGACGGCAATCAGTGCCAGAACGGCAGCCGACAGGCCGTATCTGATTTTTGCGTTCATGGATATTTATCAGGATTTATCGGTTTCTGCCCACGGACAGGTTTATCTGTTCCGGTCAGTGACTTAAGGTTGTGATTCCGGAGGAGTCTTCAGAGAACCAGTAATTCTTCCTGGTAGCTTTCCTTTGTAGGTTATCCAAACATTCTGCGCATCTAAAATTACGGGGCGCTTTTCCGGCGACTGCTCATCCCCTTCACATAACCCGGCAGCAACATCCAGGAAGACCTGTCTGATGCTCCTTCTGGCTGCTGCCTCATAAAACTCCAGCGCGGCACCTTCAACACGGTCCAGCGAGATGTCCAGGTCAAAAATTTCACCGTCAAAGCGTTTTTTGTCCCGTAACGCTAAAGTTACCGTAACTTTATTCTCAAAATTGCGGATCCCTTTCACAATCAGTTCATAGTTTTGAGTCATTGAATTACTCTCCCCGTGCAGCCTTACGCTTGTCTTCTCTGATTTTGAAGTACAGATTTGTCAGATAAGTCAGGAAGCCCAGAACCAGACTCCCCAGTACACCAATCGCAGCCCACTGTGAAGGACTGACCTGATCAAGCCACTGTAAAAACCAGTAGCCAGCACTGCCTGCGGAGGTGCCGTAGGCAATGCCCGTTGAAATTTTGTCCATGGATTTCATAGCCTCACCTCCGCAAATAACGGATGG